GAACTATTATTCAGAGATAAATACGCCCCTGTTCCCGAAACACCGCCATATAATCTCATTACTTCAGTGGCTAAACCGCCACCATTAATCAGATCCCAGCTAAAAGCTGCAATCTCGGAAGCATTTGTGGCATCGATCCAGAAACAATTCAATTTTCCTGCAAGTTTTTGATATTCGGCATCATTCTCAACCTCGAAATCTATTCCCACGCCAAGCCCTGCGGCGGCGGTTACAGTCGTAGGATGCGAAATACGTAATGGGTATAAAATTGTAGCTGTTTCACCGTCTGATATTTCAGCATGGAGAATCGTGTCCGGGGAACTCGTCCCAAAACCGGAATTAAGTGCGGTGTAATTTTTATCATCTTCAAACGTCCATGCCGTTGTTCCGCCTGCGTCAACTGTGATCTTGTCATTTTCAAACCTTATAAGGTCGTCCGTACCGGCAGCACGTTTTATGTATTCATCGACAAGCAAATCATCATGTAATGTAACTTGCCCGAAATCGTTATCTAAATAAGCCCATGCAGCCCCATCCCAAGTTTTTTGAGCGGCTCCATAATATAATAGGCTCTTGTCATCATTATAATAAGCCCATTCCTCATTTTGATCTGTCAATATTACACTCTGGCCGTGATCCCCGTTTGAACGAAACAGAGCCTCCGTAGACTCAATTCTAGTTATATGATGTTTTACAGACATTTTTTACCTCTTATGCGTTTTTGGCTTTTTCAAATCCCTCTAGTTTTTTCAGATATTCATACGCTACAGCAAAAATACCTTTTCTGTTAATATTCCCAACTAAAGCAGCAGTTTTCTCAGCTCCGATCTCCTTTGCTTTTTCAGCTATTGCAAAGGCTTTTTTTGTCATTAATAATATGTCTCTATCTTTTTTAGATAGTTTTTCTTTTTTCGCTTCTTTATCTACTATTTTCGTAATAATTGATAAATTGATATCAGACGCAGCCTCAAATTGAGACCGTGACCGCAACATCTTTTCGTTAATTACATATTCTTCTGTAAATCCTTTGTTCTTTCTATCTTGTGTGGCATATATATCAACCCTGATTCGCAATTGTTTTTTGTCTCTGTGGTATTCAACGCTACTTATACGGATGTAAGCCGATGCCAAAAACGAATATTTGTTTAATAATGCCATATTTGATCTCCTTTAATAGTTTTCCAAATTTGATCCTCTTCTACATAATCGCATAGTTTAATTTTACCATTGTAATTGAGATCATACCACTCTTTTTGTATGGCTTGCAGCCCCTTTTTAATATTCGGCTCGACTTTTGCCATATCATCACGTCCGGCCTCTAACTGCCGATATTTTTTGAGGCATCCATCAACGAAGTTTGACCTCGCTACTCTACCATGTATAATATATATCCTATCACCAGAAAATGTATGCCAATAACCGCCCTCATCTATGGGATATGTCCAACCCCGCATATTAGTATGATGTACCTGAGCCATTGTTTCCATAGGAAAAGCAATTATTTTTTCATTCATTTCCATTTTTTGTATAGCGAGATTCCAACAGAATATGTCACCAATCCCTACTGTTGTATTATTTTTCTCCTGAGTACCGTTCTTTGCAATATCACAATAACAATCTAATACATCATGCCAATCGGCTTTCATGTCAAAAACCGCAGGAGTATTACAAATAAACTGAAACATCTTACCTGATTTTTCAAACATTGGTTTTCCGCTTAACTTATAGCCGCCGGTTCCCCATTTAAACCGTTCATTGCACCCTATACAACAGCTTGTTTTTTTTACAAGATCAAAAAGGCGCATGAATTGATCTGACACAAAAAACATATCACCGTCAAGTAAACATACAACATCATAATCCGTGCCAAGTTCAGCCATTATCTTATAACGAGTCCTTTTTATGAATTCAATTCGTTTCGTCTCAGGAGGCAAATCAAAATCAGACCGTTTAATTTCAATTGGTATAACTACATAGGATAAATCTCTGGCAATTCGCTGTAGATATTCTTCATTATATCCATCGTGATGAAGCAAATAAACTGTTAAATCACAATTGCGATACAATTTTCGCTTCTCAATGCTATTTAACAAAGCATTAATATATCCTATATAATTAGGCGTTGCCGCTACAAAAATGGCGTATTTATTCATGCCCCACAATCCCCTTTCCCCACCCTTCGTTTTTCCATAATCTTTTATACCCATGATAAATATATAAATCTTGCATTAAATGCATAGTGTAACCTAGTTCAAACAGCCGGTCGTTGTAATAATTATCCCATCCGATAAATTTATTATCCGGCAAGCCAAATTTATTTAACACATCCTCATAGGCTTTTTTGTGGGTAAGGATAAATAGCCCCGATAGTTTCCAGCGCCTGGTTGCTTCGGTGATATCTTCAACTTTTCCCTTATTTTTCTGATATACGATTTCGGCTAATTCAAAATGCTTATTCATATCATTAGTATCATATTCTTTGCTGAAATTATATGTATATTTTTGAATACTATAATCAGCTTTTTGCAATGGACATCCAATCTGATTAGTCACGCAAGTTATCCATCCGGCCTGATGGCCTACTTGACTAATGGCGTTCTGGCATATCTCATACCAGTGAGGATTAAGGCTTAGAAAAACATCATGGTCAAGAATAAGCACCCAATCACGAACAGTTTTCATTGCCCGATTAATAGCATAGCCCAACTTTTTCCCTGGCTCCCAGGGTATACGCACATCAATAAATATCATATCACACACCTTATCCAATCCGGCATTATCTCAATTTTACCTGCCGCCTTTTTTATTTTTATAAAATTATCATCAAAAGCATCGTCCGTAGTTAATCTATGTTGCCAACCATCAGTATTATTCATATCTCGTTGGCTCCATTTGTATTTTTTTTCTGTCAAGTATTTTGAATATGCTGTTTTATAATCAATTCGATTCAAATGTATTAGGCATAAATCCGGGTCGCCATTTTTGGCACAGTTATAATCTGAATACATTTTTTTAATAGGAACACTTGATAAAACAGGCTTATAAAAATTTTTTAGCTTTACCCATTTATTCCGTTGTTCTAACAGCCCCCCTGTAAAATCAATCGGCATGTCTTTTGCACAACTTATAACTTCGTAACCTACACTATGTAATATTCTCTTTTTGTTCTTGTTAACATAATCATAAATGTTTGAATATCTTTTCGTGTTTGGGATTAATATTTCATCTGCGTCTGTGCACATTACATAATCGTAATTCTGCAATAATCTTTCCATCATTTTATATGCTGTTTTTCTAAGCCATGCATGATCAAAACAATAGTCAGATTCAATCCGCTCTACATTTTTATAGTTGATCTCGTTGTCGCTACCATTGTCGATAATGTAAATATCATGTTCGTCGAAATGCTTTAAGTAATGTTTATACCATATCGGCAAAAACACATCTTCATTTCTCACAATAGTAAAGGCTGCTATTTTCATTTTACATCCTTAATAATATCAAGCGTGGATTTAATAGTTTCATCCATATTCATATATTTATATAATCCATGCCGTCCTATTAATGTAATATCATAATTGCTTAAATGTCTTTTGTAATTTTCATAAATAGCTATATTTTCCTCAGTCTCATACGGATAATCGTCGCCGTCTTTTGTTGCAAATTCAGTTGTAACTATCGTGTAATCACTTTTTATATTATCAAAATATTTCCATTCCATCGTACGCAAATAAGGAACTCGTTCATCGGCATAATTGATAGAAGCATATCCCTGCATAACTTTTTTTTGATATTGTTTCGTTTCAAATCTGCATCCCCTATAATCTAATATGCCATATAAAAACCCATAAAAGTTATCAACACGCCCAGAATAAATTAATCTATTTCCAAGCAAATCATCCCCATCAATTTCTGTTCCCAATACTGTTTTTATTCGTGTGCTGAATAATAAATTTTTAAAAAAATTAATATAACCCCCATCAGGTAGCCCCTGGTATTTATCAGCCCAATAATTATTATCATCGGTTGTTTTAACCGGGATATATTTTAAAACATCAAACGGTGGCTTTTCCCCGAACCATGCTTTTTTGGTATATCCAGAATAAAATTTATCATATAATTTAATAGTATCTCTACCATCAGGGCACACTTTTTCTATGGTCTTTTTATTTATTGGAAAATCATATAATTCACCTTCGCTAAATGATTTTACTTGATGATAATATGTTCTCCAATTAGCAAACCTATTTATATAATCCCATATATTTTTGTCGTCTGTGTGGAAAATGTGCGGCCCGTATTTATGCACCTCAATATCTCCAACATAGTAACTATAGCAATTTCCACCTATATGTTGTCGCCTATCGACAACAAGGCATTCAGCTCCCCTGTCAGCCAATTCCCTAGCCGCCACACATCCAGCAAGTCCGGCGCCGATAATTATATAATCATAATGGCTTAATGCTTGCAATGTCAGCCTCCCCTATTAAATCAAGTATAGCATTTCTCCATCGTTCATGCGCTTCAGCATCTTCGGCAGATTTAAATTCCCAGTTTTTTGGTTTTCCTATAGTCTGAAATTTACTGAAATCAGTTTTTTTATCTATTTTATATTTATATTTCTCAGGCCTCCTCCATATATCACAACACGGGTATGGCACAAACGCATGAACACCCCACTTGGTTACATAATCCCGGTTTCTTTTAATAAAATTTAACGTTGCTTGAAAATCGCTTTCCTCTTCCTGTGGTAATCCAACCATAATTTGAGCACGGGTTTTCATCCCGGATTCATAAGCATATCGGATACCTCTTTCCTGCTTCTCTATTGTTATTTCTTTTCTGAGTATGTCAAGAATTTTCTGTGATCCTGATTCAATCCCAAAGCAAATAGACATACACCCTGAATCAGCCATAGTATCACATAGCCTTTGCGTGAGTTGATCAGTGCGTCCTAAGCAATGCCATCGCACATTCTCTTTTTTAAGTTCTCTGCAAAGCTCTGTAAGCCATGCATGGTCTATTACTATATTGTCATCAACAAAATAGATTCTCGTTGCATTGTATTTTTCCCGAAGCATTCTTATTTCGTCCATAACAAATTTTATTGTATGCCATCGTGTCGGCCCCTTGAAAGATGTACAATAAGCACAGTGGCCATTGCAGCCCCGTGTTGCCATAATGTTAATCTCCCGCTGTTCTATTACATCAGGATTCTGCATAAAAGACATTACGTCAGTATTCGATATATAACTTTCCATATCAACAAGATCAAAGGCCGGGAAAGGAAGTTTATTTATATCCTGTATAAAAGCATATTTATATATAGGCTTAGTGATCCCATGCCTCATTATGTCTAATGCCGCATGTTCTCCCTCGCCGCATACAACACAATCAAAACCTGCCTTTATCATTTCTGCCGGTAAAGATGTCGCATGTACTCCACCTGCAATAACAGGATGCCCAGTCATTATTTTTTTTACCTTCTCTAAAATTTCAAGTCCGTATGAATATTGAGGCGTTACCATGCCAATTCCATATACATCGGTTTTTGGTAATTCCCAATTTGTTTTCCATACATCCCCGGTCAAGTCCACAAATTTAACTTCAATTTTATTTTGTCTGAGATATGCGGCAAGCGACAACATCCCGAATGGCACATATACCCTATCGGATATAAGCCATTTTGAAGGCGGGTTTATTAATGTTATTGATTTATACATTTGTTTTCTAACTTCCCCAAGTCTCTCCAATTCGCATCTTTGTTACTTGGTGTTTTCCAATCCCCATAAAGCACCTCCAAATAATTTTCTACTTGATTCGGTGCGTTGTATTTCCTTGAATTATATTCGATTATATCATAAGGCTCATGGTATGCTTTAGGTATCAACCACACATCTAGAAGGATATTATTTTTAAAAAAATGCTGACTATGTGCTTTTCTCCCCAAAGTATATCCACGCTCTAACATTTTAGGCATAATCAATTTTAAATTATCAGGTTTTATCCAAACATCAATGTCATTATCACCCTCAATATATCCGCCATCCCGATAAAACCCTAAGCAAGTTCCAAAGGCTAACAGGTGTTTAAAATCTAAAGATAGTACAATGTCGTCCCACTCTTCTAAAATATTATCGGCAACATCTTTGCTGTCATACGGGTCTGTTGTATTCAAAATTTAAGCATCCCTCCGATATAATAATTCATAATTTCCTCAGCTACCTGTCTGGGCTTAGTCATCTGCATACATTTCGGTTTACATCCTACGAGATTTTTACAGCTCTTGTTTTCGTTTGTTTGAGTAGATTCGTCGTAAGTATTACGGTATCCGTTCTGCCAGCATCCATTATAGCTACAACATTCCATACATCCATTCGTGTCCATATATCTATGATTAGGGTACATTTCCCAGCGCCGAGGTTCACGCCCGCCAGCAATTACCACACAAGGCTTTTTAAATGCTGCGGCCAAATGCATGTGAAATGTTACATGGCAAACAGTCCCGGCGGCATGATACCCAAGCCGAATCATTTGACGCAAGTCAGTTTCACCAACTAAGCTTAACACGTTCTTAAGTTCTGGGTGTGAATGCCCTGCCGACACTTCGCCCACCTGTACAAATTGGATTGTGTTTTTCAGTAGGTTAACCATTTCCTGCCAATTTTCAAAGCCCCATTGTTTCAATGGGTAATCATCTTTGTTCCCGGCGTTAATTATCCAGAATGACCCCCTGTATCCAAAAGTTTCTTCTACTTGATTTATCCATCCTTTTTCTTCGTCTGATATGTGCAAGTCAGGCAATAGAGAATTCTGTTTAATTTTAACGCCAAGTATGTTTTCGAGTTCAATAATATAAGCGTTAGAGAAATGCCGCCCTGACCATCCTGAGTTATCAACATCGGAATAGCCTACATCATAGAACTCAACCCCAGGGGAAGTTTTTTTAAGAGGTGTTAAATGCGGATTGTTTTCGTATATAGCTCCACACGGAGTATGTACATCAATCTCCCAATCTGGAAACTGGGTTTTAAGATCCCGGACAGCCCCTGTAAATACAAGTATATCACCTGGAGCTTGCCCTTTGTCTAGTATTATTTTACGTTTTGAAGAAGGCGGAACTATTTTGCGCTGTTTTTTTATAGTAATATCGTCAATTAATTTATCTCTTTTGCTCTTACTTAAAGCAATTTTCTTTTTCATATTACACCCCCGTGTAATTTACAAAATAATTAAATAACTATATCTCCAGAAGGATGAGCCGCAGCACCACCGCCAGGCCCTGCGTAATCCTGCATAACACATAACCCCATTTTCATTTTTGTAATACATAATAAATCCTTTCGTTAAATTTATGTCATATCTTCTACATCATAGCCTTCACCGTGTGCCGCTCGAAGATCATAAGTATCCTGCCAATCATCACGCAATGTCCCGGCATCGTAAGTGTCCTGAACATATAAATCAACTTCTGTTTCCGCTCCATATAATATTACTTGAACAGTCACTTTTTCTTTTCCCATTTTTATATTTTGATCTATTTCCTCAATCATACATTCAATTGCAACATCGTTTGTTTGATGAGGCAATTTTAAAAGGAAATGATGAGTTAAAAACCAATTTTCGCCAAGCTCGTAAGGCACCGAAAACGACACTCTTTTCTTTGGTACAAAAACAACGCCGCTTGGTGTACCGTCTATATTTAATGCACCCATCCACGAAAACCACGTTGAAAGGAACCATACAGCGTCCTCATCTTTTACTATCCAATCGTGATTAACCATATCGTCCGGGGGCGGTTCGACCTGCCTTGTAGCTTGCCATAATACGTGCGCTCGTGTCCACATCATTTCAGCGTCATCACCGGAAAGGCCTATAACATAATCTGCGTTAAATGTATCTTGACCGGCATTGGTTATCTGTATAACCTTTTCGTACCCCCCGGTTGCGTTGTTCTTGCCATACCTAATAAGAGGCTCACAAAATATTCCCTCTGTTAATGGATATTTTACTTCGCTAATAGCCCCTTTTATATCTGATAGCTCAATTGTTTCTGTCGGAGTAGTTAAAGATTTATACCCTATATAAGAAACACTTTCTTTTCCTGTTGCCGGATTTTGATATGAACATAAAAAGAACTGTTTGCATAATGATTCTGCAATTACATCTGTATAAGCTTCCTTCAGTGTTAATATTTGCCTTGCAGGTCTTATGTCTTTTATTGTTGCCAAGTCCTCATAGTCATATCCCCCTTCAGTTATATCAATGTCAATCAAAGGTACATTTGCATATTCTTTTCCCCATTCTTTCGTTTCTTCCTGGTCGCTCCAATTTTGTAACCTCATAACATGTTCTAATATGTCAACAGGGTTGTTAATCATAGCACAAGCATTTTTGCGCCCTACACCTATATTACACGACATTGAAGATGATGAGCTCGACGATGGTGAAGATTGAGAGCTTGACGACGAACTTGACGACTGCGAAGATTGAGAGCTTGACGACTGCGAAGATTGAGAGCTTGACGAGGAAGAAGATGAGGAAGATGACGAACTTGATGAGCCTGTAGCCTGCCCCCACTGAGCACCGTACACTCGGCCTTGAAATGGCAAATATATTGCATCCTTGACAGAAATTGATTTTTTAAATATAGTTGATAATTCATAAAAATCAATATCATGTCTATAGTTAGGTGTCCTACAAATATTTTCCCGTATAAAAAATAAACATTTCTTTATTGATTTATAATCATCAATATTTGTAATGTGAGTATATGAATATCTTGTATATCCATATATTTGCTTCGGTGGGTCTACGTCGTGAAATATATTTTCGTAATAAAAATATTTATTATGTGTTAACGGATCAATCGTACAATAAAAATCGGGTGTGTTTTTTAAATGCCCTTTATATATATAGGCCCCAAGTGCTGAATCATAGTCCCACAAATCACTATAATCATTATCTACCAATGTCCCATTATCTTCTAAAATATCATAAGCACTTCCCATAAATTTCTTGTAACGTAGATATAGTCTGCTATCAGTCCAATTTTCCCAAGCAAGACTAGGCGCCCAGAGAGCACAAGTCAAATGAATACCTAAATACAAACTATCAAAATCAAATTTTTTTGGATATTCAGGCAAATCGAAGGTTAATCCCATTCCGTATTTTTGATCCCGTGGGTGCGATTGTAATAACAAATTCATACTATATTTTGATGTTATATTTTTATCTGTAATATTATTTTTGCTTCCGCCTTCTGAAAATGTATAACCTGTTAAACCGCCTTCATGCGAATAATCTTCCGAAGTTGTTTTTGCATAAAGACCGTCTCTAACTTTTGCCCAATCATCAAAACCAGTCTCCCCAGTTTGGTGCCAGTCGCTTAACTCACCTTTTAACAATTCAATATTCCTTACAGGCAACACAAGAAAAGAATCCATTTTGTCCGGATCCCCGTTAAACAATTTTACATCGATGTCAATTAAATTGTTTTTGGCATTGCCTGAATCTTCATAAGCATACTGTGGCAAACGATAAAACTCAAACGGCTTTTCCTCGACTGGCACTGTCTCGGCATCACCGCTCACCTTTACCTGCTTCGGGCTTTCGTGGGAAAATAGGCTTAATCCTTTTTCTATACGATCCCCATCCTCATTAAGATAATCTTTACATCTCCAAACATCTCCCGCGTATTGTCTATGTATATTTATAATTTTTATCCAGCTTTGGGCTTTTTCTTTAGCCGTGGCGTTTCCTGCAAGAGTGTCTTCAAAATAATTCCTTATAGTAAACTCAATTATAGTATCATCGTTAGTTCCACCAACTCTAACCAATGCACTTTCAATTTTCCTGTATTGGCCTTCTCCTGTACCTTCTATAACTTGTATATACTGATTTTTAAACCACGGTAAATTAAGAACATGTTCTCCAATCTCTGTTGATCCGTTTTTATGCCAAGACACGCCTAATTTTGGAGAATCAGAAAATTGGATTTTATACATTATTGGCGGGTCGTCCCCATCATCCCCAACTATTGGAAACGATTTAATTCCAACAATATCATGGGTACAAAACATATCTATAACATTTCCAGTTGTATCGTCAACTGTTCTCCTTGACGTATTCTCATAAGCTGATTCCTCATTGGCAACTCGCAAAAATTTAGCATATCCATTCCAAATTATATTCCCGCTCTCATCATACACAGGTTTGTATTCTCCAAATGTAACAGGTGAAATTTTGCCAATAGTGTCACCTGTAGCATAAGGATAATTTTTCTTTGTAATTATTGTTCCGAGGTTTGCCTTACGTTTTAGGAGTGCGTTTCTTACAGGGATAGTGTTTATTTTTTCCGTCCATTTCGGTTCTCCACATATCCCCCTGAATTTAATTTCTCCATCAGCGTAAACTAATGCTCCCCCTACTATTTCAAATTTAATTATATCGCATCGGAGGCCACCAAAATAAATGTCATTATCAGCAAACACCTTATCAAGTTGTACAAAGACACCGCCCACGCTCAAAGTGTTGGCAACATTTATACTGTTACCGCCAACCCTAGGTGTGTTACCACCACTAGTAAAGTTTGCACTTTCTTTTATATTATCGAATGGAGAAGGCTTTAATACGCCAGTTTTCCATGTGTATGTTGGGGCGTATCCTGATATATCAGCTTCTATCCACCGAAACACACTATACCCCCCACCTATAGCGTACAGCCCTATATCAGAGGCGTTGGCTACCACGGGGGCAGAATCGAGGTATATTCTCGCTGCAAAAATGTATCTAGCCATTAACAACTCACCTTATAAAAATTCAAATCAAAATCAAATTCATCATATCTAGGACATTTAATTTTTAGCACTTCGTCAAGCCATTGGCAAACATACGTTCCGTTACCGTCTCCCTCTTCTCCGAATATATAATTATTATTTTGTGCTATTATATTCAAATTGGTATCTCTTACAGCACTGACTAAATGATCTATTAACGCAGCCGCTTTATTTTGACTACACACCATAGCTAGTTTCGTTATTAAATAATCCGCATCACTTGTCTTGTCGATTGTGTACGCAGTGCCATCCCGTGTCAACTGCGTACTGTACCCATAATTAGACACTGGCTCAGGAAAATAAGGCGGATATCTCAAATTTGTTATATTCCCTATTTGCAAATTTCCTTCCGACACCTCGGAGGGCAAACTATAAACTGGCTTAGACTCTTCAACAAAGTCAATTTCAGTATTGAAATAGAGATACGGTTCATCTTGCGATCCTGTTGGCTTGTTGATAACCATACGCACACCAAAATTTCCTTTGTCTCCATGATCCGGCCCAAAGGGAAAAAATCCGCTATTAGTTTTTCCAAGTTTTAGCGTTATAGATACCCCGCGCCCCTTAGTCGCATCTGAAAAAATACCGAGAAGAGTGTCAGTATCGGCTGCACTTAAAAGCCATGAACATTTGCATTGCCTGCTAACGTTGTCAGCTCCGTCATCCCAAATTCCATAACCCCGCGGCATAAGCTCTGTATGAATCAAAGCCAAGTTAATAACAGTTTCATATCCATACTGCGGTGTATTAAGCGTGTAATCAACTCCATTTGCACTAATTATCATGCGGCAGCCTCAATATATCTATAACGTTTAGCATCATTATAGTTGTTCGCAAACTCTTGTAACTTGTTTTCTATTATCCCTACCGTTTCCTCGGTTGCATTTCCCTGTATTATTATAGTAGGGCTTATTGTGTTTCCTCCCATAGCTTGTTGATTTAATCTGTCTGTACTGTTATTTATTATTTGTTTAGTTTGTGTGTTGTTGAATATCTGCGACCCTCTAGGAAGGTTAAGGAGTTCCGGGCCGCGCTCACCCACAAGCGACAAACCGCCAGGAGCGTATGACGTTCCTTTTGCGAATTTCTGTGCGGCTATTGTAGCAATCTGAACCCCGGCTATTGCCAATGCATCAATAACACCTGCTGCTGCTAACGCCGCGGCATCATAAACAGTTACGCCTGAGTCCCACCCAGCTTGTGCCGCCGTAACAGCACTGGCAGCCCCGCGTATAATTGCAAGCGCAAGCATTATGTTTCGCATTTTTTTTGCCTCTTTTCTCGCAGCTTTTGTCGACATCTTCCCTTCTGCCACTTCACGCCTTAAATTCTGTATTCTAATATTTGCAGTAGTCGTGAATAAATTGTTTAAAGAATTTCCAAGCCTCATATACGCGTTTGTAATCCCTTTTGCTTCATCTTCGACTATTTTTTTATTTTCGTTAGAATTTTTTTTCCTTGCTCTGTTAATTAATATTTGTATTTCTTCTTCTAATTGTGGGTATTTTTCTTTCTTCAATTCTAATAATGCAATTTCGTTTTCGTACTCAATTTGTCTTTGGCTTTTATTTATATTTACAATATTAGCAATAATCCCCATTTCTTCTTGTTTTGCTTTTATTCTTTCGTTAATATTTTTTATTTCAGATTTTGTTCTATCAATATCGACTTCTTTCCATTTAATTTGTGTTTTCTCGTATTGTAATTCCCACTTCATCCAATTCATACCCATATCATCATGTTTTTTATTTGTAATTCTATCGGCTCCACTTGGTTCTCCTGTGGGATCAGCCCCTAGGTTACCAGTTCCTCCCAAGTCAGTTTCTTTTATAACTTTTGAAGTCTTTTTTATTTGCCTTTCATATTTATAATAGGTGTCAATCATGTTGTCAATGTTGCTTCCTATCCCGGCAACAGTTTTATCTAATGCTTTTCTAGATTCTGTTAACCCTATCTCGGCCTCTTTGCTTACCAATACCATGTATTTGTATGGCTTTTCTGTGGCCATTAAAATTGCTTCGGCTGCTTTTTTAATTCCTGGAAGGTTAGATTTTGCCAGTTCAGCCGCAAAATCTCTGATCCTCCCTATAGTTCTGGTCATACCGTCAATTATTATTTTATTTAATTTCTCTACCAAATTAACAACTTGACGGTATGGAATCATCACAAACCCTGTTAATCCAGCCACGGTTCCCCTAATACCAAGGTCAACAATACGTATAGTTCTTAACATCATATTGGCTAATGTATTAATTTTAGAATTTGCGCCTTCAACAACATCAGTTAAATCATTAACACCACTTTTTAATAGTGGCAAAAACTTCTCTCCCATAGGAACCAAAATACCCTCAAAAATAGCCGATCTCATTATTGCCATTTTTGACGAAAACGTGTCCGCCGCTATTGTTATTGCATTTGGAAATCGCTCTTCCCAAATATCTAGCAATGCACCCCTAATGCTTGCAGAATCTTTTGCAACTACCTTTTTAATATTACCAGATTGAATTATAGCTTTGGCACCTGTGCGATCTATCTCAATACCCAACTTACGCAACGTTCTCCGATTCATGCCGATAAAGGCAGGTAATATATCAGCAAGCTCCCTGTTCATCAGCACAGCCACACCACCCAGGGTTCTCATTTGTTTTATTGTGGGATCAATACCAACTGCTCTAAGCTGTACATAAGATTTTACTACATCTTCAGTTTCAAGCGGGCTAACTTTTGCGAAATAACGGATAGCTTGGAGAGCCTTATCAGCTTCTTCTGCTGATTTCGTTACCATTGAGAGTTGTTTTCCGAATACCTCTATCTTTGCGGCAGCATCAACAAAATATTTAATAAATCTAACAGCGATAATTGCCACAAAAGCGTTTCTGAGATTCATAAGATTTTTAAAACTTTTTTTTACAGAAAGCCCAAATCTCGCAACTTTTCCTTTTGCCTTATCGATTGATTTAGACAGCCTATCTCTAAGCGCCAATTCTACTTCAATTTTTCTTGCCATTTTTGTTTACCTCTTTCAAAGCATCTGCCTTAAACTTCCCCCAGTAATAACTTAATAAATCAAACGCAGCAATCAATTTTGTCGGTTGGTAATAACGCCCCCTGCCATCAGGCCATACTATCATATTACTATTTTCGTACGCTAAAAAATATGGCAGCAAGCCAAACCCCCTGGCAGCAGCACGGGGACATTGCCGCACGGGGATCGACCCACCGCCTTTACAATATATACAAGATTTATCTTGGCCGTTGCAAAAAACACATTCATCAATTTTCCATAGAATTTTTTTCTTGAACGGCCCTACGCAACCGCGTTGCTTTTTTAAATCCGGCGTACAGTTCTTACAATTAAATATTTGTACAAGAACAGTATTCCAAGCAATGTGGGCAGCCGCTATTATTTTTTTACTTCGTCTTCATCCAAATTAAATTGCCCCCAGTACCACTCAAAAAGCCTACGCTTTAATTCGATAGGCAATAAATCCGCCGGGTTTTCTTTTGGAAATGCTGGTATTTTCTTTTTGCTTACCCAACCGCATAAACCCATATTAAGAATAGTATTCATGGATTTCAACTGGTTTTTCATATTATCAGTTGTGTTTGTATAAGATTTAATCCTGTCTACTATGAGCTTTTCCCAGCGTTCCTTTTTCGGTTTTCTTTTGCCCTTGTATTCCCTTTCCAATTCGGCAGCCGCTTTTTTATAATACGGTTTTAAATCAATATCACTTTCAGCGTCAAACGTTGATATTAAATCAATTTCCAAATCTCCAACTGGCGGATGAAAAGAATATATCACACCGTCAATTGGGTTTTTTATCTTTTGATCCCTTGAAATAGGTATCATAACAACCCCCCGTGTTAATAGTTAATTATGCTGGAGCGCCCGAACTTGATGACGAACTTGACGACTGCGAAGATTGAGAGCTTGACGAGGAAGAAGATGAGGAAGATGACGAACTTGACACTCCGCCTCTCACCCGGATCACAAGGGCGTTCTTATTAATCTGTCCTTCCAAGTCCCAGGTTTCAACTCCATTCTCATCTGACGACGTAACTTTCGTAATCTGTGCATTGCTCGCAACTATATTAATCAAAGTTCCCGTTCCCCAGACTATACTCACATCACCCTCACCCAAATCATACTGTTGTGCTTCCGGGTCAGCGACAGTGGGTTTTTCTTTATAAACTTTGGCCGTAAATTTAATTTTACGACTTGTCACGTTACCTTTACCCACGCCTGAATCATCTGAAGGCAATGTTGTTGATTCAGTGCCTTGGTTGCCCGTTAACTCAAGGTTAAGGCATCGATAATCGCTGTCACCGTTAATTTCCATTGTAACGCCAGTGAGTCCAGGAACCGCCGTTGTATTTTTACTTACTGTCGGTTGAGTAGCTATGACAGCTTTTTCATAACGTCCCACTCCAGTAAGCTCAACTTGTGCGACTGTATCTCCTGAAAAATCAAAATTCATTTTCCAATCAAACTTTACGTTTCCGGCTTTTGTCAATAGACAAGCATTTGCATTCATGTCGCCAGAGTATTCCCACATAGTACCATCAGTGTAAACTGTAGAGGATGGCTTGAGAATCCAATACCCGTTATTTTGATCTAGCGAAAATCTTGCGCATCTCATAGCAGTAATCCAATCCGGGGTTATACCACAATCCGGATCGCCGAACGGCCTTACTTTTGCAATCAATGTTACGTTGCAAGGCTTGCGACCTACGACAGCGGCATCCTGTGTATAACCGCCCCCGATTGTCTCAATTTCTTTTGTCCTGACATCAGCCTCAATTTTACTCCCCGGTTCAGCTTCAAAAAGATCGCTTGCCACAAGTGAAGTTTCCGGAGTTCCTTCTGTTCCCTGTAATTTAAAAAGGATTAATCTTAATGCAGATTCCACTTTTATCCTCCTAACCTAATGAATACGGATTATTGGCATCGATCCGTGAACGTACTTCCAATAATACATATATATAAAATTCAACATTATCATCTACCAACTCAAAGGCAGCCCCCGCATCTGTTAATTTTGTTATTTGGGCTAGCGCACCCCTGCTTGGGTCTTCCATCACTTTTTTTATAATATCGCCGATAACATTGCGGGTCAAATAAGTAATTTCAGTATTTTCAGTGTTTTTTTCATCGTTTACATTAATGTAATATTTTATGCTGTAGCCAAGCAATGTCATAGCTACTTTATACGTTTGTGTTTCAACTTCTATGTACGGCCCGCCTAATTCTACAAATGGATATCGATCATCTATAAATGGATATAGCCGTTCGAGCTCAACAGCTTTGGGCACACCACCATAAGTAGACAGTGTTTTCAATACATTTTTAAGATTTTGTGTTATTCGTGATGCTATTATGTCAGCCATAAGATTTTTCGACTCTCTTTGTTGCTTTGTCTACTGCGGTCTGACCTCTGCGAACCATAGAGCTTTGCATTTTGTCAAAACGATTATAAAAGTCAAGCCTGCCTGTAAATAATCTCTTAATTCTAATCCCATGTAATCCCATGAAAAGTAATGCCGATTTATTAAACCCAGTTTTTTTCCACTTTCTTCCACCCTGCATTTTGTTTTTATCAAAATAAAAAACCTTGCCGCCTCTTTTTACTCCAACCAATCGGCCAGCAGATGCTAATTTTCTGAATATCTTTGATTTTAACCCTGTTCTTACATCGCCAGTTGACCACGGGCCATGCTCTCCTATAGCTGCAAGATTTTTATACATAGGAACAGGCATTTGACTTCCAGATCGAATCGTTCCGCCGGTCTGTAACATTTCCATTGCACGCTGTAATTGATGTTTTGAGCGCCCAAGTACGCCCATTGTTAATCTGAGATTATTAATATTTTTTGCAAATGGGACACTACCACGAAACAAATGAGCTACTTTTCTTGACCATGTTCCTTCACGTTTTTTTAGTTTTCTTGATGCAAGCATGTCCCGATAACCATGCCTAGTTTTCCCCCTTGAATCTTTATAATTTTTACTTCCAAGCATATTAGCACGCTCATCAGTAAGCCATCCCCTCAAAGAAAAGAAAAACGTATTAGGCGCCCTATTTAATGCGCTTACGACTTCCTTGTCGCCTTTTACTCTTCCTTTAATCTCGAACGACATTATTTCAGCCCCAATCTTACAGCACCGACATCATTTTGTATTATCCCGCCGATCGTAAATGTTCTTTGTAAAGTGTCTCCTATTGCTTTGTATAATTTCACAGTGTCAACATTCACGGTTACAGTCCCGACCCCTTTTGTTGCATCAGTAGAAACATCAATCGCAAGATCATATGATCTGCTAGGATTATGCGATCTCTCACTACGGCTTTCAATTTCTTTTGCCCCATCTCTATACACAATTGCCTTTATTGATTTTGCAACTCCGCCAGACAGTGTATATTCAACAGTTTCCTCAAATCCTACATCAAGGAAAATATCAGTCATATCATCTTGTAAAGTTAAATCCATCAGTCCTCTTTAATAAAAAAAGGGAAAGGGTTTGGTGTTACCCTCTCCCCCTTATATTTATTCCTGTTTCAGCCAATTACGCCGAGGTAGAACTCGAAGAACTCGAACTCGAAGAACTCGAACTCGAAGAACTCGAACTCGAAGAACTCGATCCAGGTGAATGGGCATCCGGCCCTTCATTGAGATCAACTTCAACGTGTGTAGCTGTAGTGGCCGCCGCAACTGTACACATACCGACCGCAAAATCTGCAACCTGATTACAAACAGCTTGGCTACTCGCCGCATTCGCAGACGCATCCCACCAAACCGTTCGGCCTTGAAGAAATGCCACGGCAATCGATTTATCAATATTAATTCTCCCCCGAATCAATATTTGACCGATTGCCCCGTCTGCCGTAGCCGTTAACGCCATAACCGCCTGCCGACTTCCAGACGCGGTATGTATCGCAAACATTTCCCCGACCACCACTGCCGTTCCGGTGTTATTCGTCCACCTTAATTGTACAGCATTCTCAATGTTCATTTTCATTATGCCTTCTCGTGTCGCTATTGTCATATTTACCTCACTTTTTGAATTTATCTTTCAATTAATTATCTACCTGTATTACAATACAATCCTCTCCAATCAACAGCCGCTACAACGAAATCACCTCTTACCTGATATTTCATGCCTTCGGCTTCTCCGATAGATGAAGGCGCATTGGACGTTGCCGGGCGATCCATGCCGTTAAGGGAAAAAACTGTTATAGTATCGTTTAAATTCGCATCCGCTGCAAGGTACCACGGATAGGTTGCCGTAGCTGTGATAAAGCGATCAATTAAAACCTCTTCAACGGCTTGGATGTTTCTCGGTTGACCCGGCCCAAAGATATTAGAAATCTGATAATTGTCTCCTGGATCACCGGACGAAGTTGAATAATAAAGACTACTAAGCAACTTATGTACAGCCATTGTATTCATTGGCCCATGAATAATGTGCTTCGGTTTGACTGAAGCCGGAATAGTCTTTGATCTGCCGCCGTCAGGTGATGGTTGGTTCTGGTTCACCATAGCATTCCAGGCAGTATTAAGTGTTGCCTCAGCGGGAGCTGCGCCAGTACCAAGCGCAAGATAATTCGCATGTGTTGCTGCATTAAAAAGCGTCACAGTATCTTCCAACATTGTGGGGCCTACAAAATTTGCAGCCGCACCGTTATTGTTGAAAAGCAAATAATACACGCGATAATTGATCTTTCTGCGATATGAAGCTGTCATTCGTGCAGGAACTTTCGTGAACCAGGTCATGTCATCATTAATAAGAGCCTGTCTGGTAAGCGTGAAATATGAACCCCATGTTGCAAGCTTTGCCTGTTCTTTCATGTCTGCAAACTTGCTTTCCCTCGGAGCTTCACCCTCAGGAATCAATTCAACATCTCCGTATCCGGTCATTTTAACGAGATCAGCCGTTTTAAAATCAGTTAACACACCTGACCCACACCATAATTGATAAGTGGTGTCCGCTATGTCCCAACCTTTCGCCATGCTCTTGTTGAGCACGTTTGAAAGTAAATTGGTAAAATCACCGGTTGCCTGTGCCATCGATCCATCGAATTGCTCACGTTGGCTTCTGTTGATAATTCTCGTATAAAGCTCATTGCCTGAAAGCATGTGAACATCCTGCTCTCCTGCAAGCGATAGGAAATGGCGAACGCAACCCTTCATCGACAAACCATTATACTGAGAGTGCGCCACATCGGATCTGATTTTTGGGTCTTCTATGATTCCCGACCGCGTGAGAAAAGAATTTTCCATTCCCTCCATCATATTATCATGCGCTTCTTTTGTGATTTTGACAACAGCACTTTTTGAAGTGTCGACGACGGTTGTTCCTTCAAGCTCAGTAAAAATCTTTGCTGTTTCGTCCAGGGTATTGGCATTAGCAAGACACTCAGAGATTTTTTCCTTTGGGATACCCATTTTGACACCCAACTTAGTAATGGTCGTTATTCTGTCCCGCTCAGTTTTTGCGGCCAATTCCGCAATCTCTTTTTCTCGCGCAATAGTTACTGCGTCTTTTTTCAGCTCTTCAGGCATAATACCTTCCTTTGATAAAGAAACTTTCGTCTCAGGTTCACTTGCCAATGTAAATGTAATTTTATTTTTTACTTCGCCTTTTTTTACTTCTTTCTCTTCCGGCATATTTACCACCTTTTTCATTTTGGTTAAAATTGACTTTTTATATTGCTCATTTTCAACATATTTATCAAGAAAAGATTGTACTTTTTCAAGGGCGTTATCTTGTGATAAAAACTCATTCAGCCATTTGGTCATCTCGGCAGACGGCTTAACTGAATCATTGAAAAATCCGAACATTGAATCTTCCGTTGCTGGTTCATCTACCATATCAGACGCATATAATGTTTCAACACGGGCAAGCGGTAAAAGTACATTTCCATCTTTATCTTTTTTACGAGTGCCGTCCTCATTCAATCGAACTTCTTTCTTTACTTCAAAGGCAATAGAAGCACCGAACGCCCCTGGGTCTTCGGTAGCCAAATCAAGCACATACTTTCCCAGATTGCCCTTCGGTGTATCAAATGACGTTTTATCCAAATGAAGATCAGCTCTTATCCTATTGCCGTCTTTACGAAAATTCTTTGATCTACCCAGAAACGTACCAAATGCTGTGTTCGACATATTGGGATGACCGAATCTGGATTTAAGTCCTGATTTATGCGAATTACCATGTGAAACGACTTGGTCAAGTGTGGTATCATCAATTTCAAGATCATGCCCCATTGCCTCACCTTTTGAAATAACAGAGTAGCCAAATATGATATTCTTTTCCAAGTCTACCCCGGAACTCCCTTTTTCCAGCCCCCGCGAAACTCCCCCTCTGAGTTCTATCGTTTTTTTTGGCATATAATATCCTTATTTTCCTTAGCTATTTTAAAAACAACTCGCTTCGGCTTTGCCAATCCCCCAGGCATTACCTCAATACTCAATTCATCAGCTTTTTTACTCTTCTCCGTCGCTATCATCTTTTACTTCCTGCGTTTGTGGGGCTTTCTCTTTTACAACCATTTCAAGCCCCTTTGTTTTCATATATTTTTTTTCATCCGCAATTTGATCTATTGCTGGAATCCAATCTTCCCCACGCTCTCCATACCAATCTTTTAAAGATTTCATGTTTGCATTAACAAGATCAATCGCAGCAGTAGCTTCTTTAGAAGGGTCAATAAATTCAAAGCCGGTCGCTTGCCATTGGCATTGATTATATTTCCACGGGTCTCGCATATAATCGGTAATACTATATGGAGCCATTTTCCCCTCAAGGAACATCCTGAAAACGTATTCCTCCCAATCAGGCTGACAAACAGATTTCGCGAACCATTTTTGTATGTGTTTATATGTTTTACGGTCTTCGTTTGTGTTAATACGCCCTGATGCCATATTGGTCTTTACAAGATCGCGCGTGATACTCTGGTAACTGATCCCGAATGTCATTGCTATGGCATGTAGTAAAAGCCTTTGAAGAGGCTCCAAAACGTCTTTAATTGAGTCGTCAGCCTGGATAACTTTAGGCTCTTGCCCTGATTGTCCGTGCCATATTTTCCCTGCTTGCATTTCAATTTGATCATCAGAATTTTTGTCGGTCTTAAGCAGTTGGTTAAACATTGCATCCGGTACAAAAAGCCCTACCATTGCCTGAATCCGTGAAGCGATAAGCTTGTCTTTTATAAGATTTTCGTTTGCCCATAAATATTTCAACGCCGCTGTAAGCCACGGAATACCTATATATTGCTCTGCAAGTGTCTGTCTAAAGCTTAAATTCATATTCTTTGCAGGTATCGGGGTTTTTACGCCCTGCATGCAGTAGGATACTGCCCGACCATATTCATTAAGATTAATTCCGAAAACTGTATTTTTTATATCTGGATTACCAAAAGTTGGAGTCTGCCAATCTCGTGAATCATCCAGCCTTAAAACATTAACAATCTGATTTTGTACAGATAAATAGTTTTCTTTCGGGGCTTTTACTTTATTTGTAATAGTTGAGCCCGTCCGAAAAATTTCTCCGAGTCTTATTTTTTGCGCTTCAAGATGGGTGTTTCGTATTGTTGCATCCCACTGATCATTATACCGTTCCCAACCTGCTTGTAATATTTTATTGACCCCTTCAACCGGTGTGCCATCCTCTTTTTTAACCCGCGGCTGTGGTCTTAATCCAGTTCCAATTATATTAGAAATGAGAGTGTTGAGAATAGCCACAGTGTGCGGGTTGTTTTCAGCAGACTTTATCGCCCGTGCAATAATAGTTTTCCATGTGCCAGACAGGTTTGCAGTAGGCGTGTTGCTTGTAGCAGGCCAATCATCTTGAAGCCGTCCCGTGTTTCCAGCGTCATAATGACTGCCAAACATCTTTTTATATCCTGAAATGTGGCCGAATAGCTTTGTGAAACGGCCTAATTCATATTGATTAGCTGGAAGCCCGGATCGTATAGCTTTGAAATCATGCCATAACAGGCTTACTTGTTTTGTGAATTTCACCCTGATATCTCCGTAAATTTAACCGGTATACAAGCGCCGTAACTATTGCCATTCACTTCAGCCTCTACAGTTTTAAGAAATGCCTGTAACTTTGCAATATCAATAAACCGAACCCTCCGGCCACTAATTTCTACCTCGGCAGCGCCCTTTGTAGCTATAGTAACAATAGCGGCTCGTATATTATCAATGTCTGTGCTTGTGTATGCCATAACTGTAATAATTAGTATAAAAAAAAGGCCATGCAAAGATGCGGCTCCGCATAGCCAATTTTCCCCCATTAATAATCTACTATAAAAACGCACCTTTGTCAAGCTTATTTAATATTTATTTTAGGTAAACAGCGTAAGTGGTTGATATGTATAGAAATAAAAAAAGGGGTATTTTGTATTAAATACCCCCTC